GTAAGGAGTATAGAAAATGAGTGATATTAACCCTAGAGAAATTTTCGTTAGAAGACAAACAAAAAGAAGTAGATTTTCAGTACAAAGATCTGGTATTTGGGGATTTGAAAACTATAATAATTATACAATTACAAATGTCATAGATGGTGTTTTTTATTATAAAATACCTTTTAAGTTTGGGGTGCTTGATTCTGGACAGTTTAATCCAAATATTTTACAAAAAATTGGAGAGGCTGGAGATTATTTAAGTGTTGATCAACTAGGAAACCTAGATATTCTTACAGAAGCTAACTTTTTATTGAAAAATCCTAATTTAAATAAAAATAAATCTACTTGACTACTCTTATAAATTCATGACCGTACTATACAAAGCACTACAATGAGCCAAACTTTAGAAAAATCACTAGATAACTTTACTTGGGAAAACTACCACATTATTTCTGATAATGTGTTGAAGTTTGACGATGTTAGTGTAGACTCTGAACTATCGAAACAAGCGTCCACATACTCGTACTACCATGCGCTAATGGCACTAGCTAAGAAAAAGCTATCTGATGCCGAAACTGACCATGGTCAGTACATGGCAACGCTCCGTAAGAATGTTCGTAATGAGAATACCTCTAAATTAACTGCCAAAGATCTTGATGATGCTGTACTGGCTGACGAAACCAACAAAGAACACCTAAACTTAATCAATGAGCTATCGTTCCGTTACGAGCTATTGAAGGGTTTGGTTAGGGCACTTGAGCAGAAGAAAGATATGCTGCAACAGGTGTCCGCAAACAAGCGTGAAGAAACTAAACTTTACAAATAACAGGAGAACTGAATATGGGTATTGATCTTAATGCGCTTCGTAAGAAGCACGAAGAACTTATGGGCAAGAACAAGGGTGGAGGAGGAGATGACTTCATCAAGAAGTTTTATCAGGTAAAGGATGGATCCAATACCATCCGTATCCTACCATCTAAGACAGAAGAAAAAGAATTCTATGCTGAGACTAAGATCCATAGAATTCCGATGGAAAATGGGCAAGTAAAGAATGTCCATTGTCGCAAGATCCATAACGAATCTTGCCCGTTGTGTGATCTTTATTACAGTCTTTGGAAGACTGCGAAGAAGGAAGATGAAGCTCTGGCACGGCTAATCAAGCCTCGTTCAAGATATTACATGAATATTCTGGATCGAGAGACTAACGATGTTAAGATTCTTTCCATCGGGATGATTCTCTTCCAGAAGATTGTTGGGGCCATGATTGATTCAGACTTTGGCGATATCACTGACATTGAGAAGGGTCATGATTTCAAGATTGTTAAGCATATGGAGGGTCAATGGCCCCGCTATGATCAGTCCCAGCCCCGTCCAAAGTCTTCACCTTTGGGAACAAAGGCTGAAATCGCAAAGGTTATGGATACACTCCACGATATCCATGGTCTAGTCAAGTTGGAAGAGTATGATGAGGTTAAGAGAATTGCTGAAACACTTGCCATTGGAGGTAAGTTGACCCCCTCTGAAAAAGATGCTCCCAACGAAGAATCTGAAGAAGAAGGTGGAGATTATATTTCTAAACTAAGGAGTTGATTAATGAAAAACTTTGTTATTGTTGGCTTGCTTGCTTTTGGGCTGTTTAGTTGTGCTGGCTTCACTTTTGGAAGTGGGCATACTGAACAACCTGTAGCACCCCTTGTTATTACAGAAACTAGTAATGTCACTGCTGAATCCTTGAAAAATCAGCAATCGGTAGTGATTCCAATAGAAACTCTAGGTGGTGATGTTGGGGATGCATTAAAGGGCGAGTTTGAACGGCGAGGTACTCAACCTGTTATTACTACAAAGGATCATCTAACAAATGCCGCAGGTGCTATGGTGGTTACTTTGGATGCTAATGCAACACAAGAGGTACTTTCACCGAATGTAATTAGTTTAATTGCAAATGTTTTTGGGTCAACGATTCCGGGATCAGCACCGTGGATGCAATTGCTGATCGTCATTCTACCCTTCCTATCCAGCCGCTTCCGCAAGCATACTGTAACGGCTGTTAGGAGAATTGTCCCCGGAGTTGAAGGTCCGAACCAAGACGGAAAGGTGCCTGATTTTGATGACTTGCGTGAGGCTGTGATTGACTTGACTAAGGCAGTCACTTTGGCACCTAAGGAATCTCAGGATGTTATTGTTAAGCAAAAAAATCAAGAAATAATGCATGATTGATTTAAATAACTGACTTTTATAAGAGCAGGGATTTACCCTCCCTGCTCTTATTTTTTTTATGAGTGATAAATTAAAAATATTGGTTTGCCCTGCTAATGAAGGCGGTTGTGCTTATTACAGGGCCATAGTTCCATATAAAAAACTTGCTGAATTATATCCTGATAAGGTAGAAGTTAGAATGAACTTTAACCCCTTGGGAGTTGATCCCAGTTCAGGACAATGGATACCTAATTGGCCTTTTGAGGATATGAAATGGGCTGATATAGTAATGGTTAGTAACCTTAGTAACTACGGTGGAAACTATACAGCTAGAATCGTAGGTAAGGCTAAAGAGTTTGGCAAGTTTGTACACTACGATACAGATGATCTATTAACTGATTTGTACAAAGGACATAGATTGTATGGTGTTTATCAAGAGCGAGGGTTAGGAGAAATAACTAAGTTTATATATCATCACTCAGATTTAGTCTCAGTAACTCAACAAAAGTTTGCTAGTAGAATAAAACCATTCTGTACAAAATACTTAGCAGTTATAAAGAATTCAATAGATTATAATCTTCCTTGCTGGAATATGCAAAGGGTTCTGTTGAAGAAGAACATTTGCCGTTTTGGTTGGGCAGGAGGGATTCACCATGAGCAGGATCTCCATGTATTTGCTGGTGTCCCTGCAATGGTTAATCAGCGTGTAGGCCCACAGAATTGCAGATGGGATTTTTATGGGCATCCTCCACCAGACACAAAGAAAGACGATTGGCAAGTATCTGTTTGGAAGAATTACAAAGCTAAGTTCCTAGGTAATATGAAGAGGGACAATAATTTTGGAATTCATTATGCATTACCTACAGATAGATATGGATCATTTTTTACTAATATGGATGTTGCATTAGCACCATTAGAAATGAATGAGTTTAACGATTCCAAGTCTGAGATTAAGGTAGCAGAATGTGGAAGATATCAAATTCCTTTGGTAGCTTCTAATGTTGGGTGCTATGATGAATGGATAATAAATGGAGAGACTGGATACCTAATAGATCATGATGCACCTAAAACTGAATGGGTGCGTATATTGACTAAGATAGCTAAAGAAAGAGATCATCGAGAGGAGATGGGTAGAAGACTTCATAAGCTAACAGAAGAAAATTTTGATCTTAACAAAGTTGCTATAAATAGACTTAAGATCTATGAGCAACTATTGAGGAAACCAATTGAGATAGCATCATGAGTGAATATAAGTATAAGTTTTCTATCATTGTTCCTCATTATGATGGAGTAATCTCTGACGAATCTTTTATTCAAGGTATGCAATGTTTAAAGAATCAAACCTTTAAAGATTTTGAAGTATTGATTTATCATGATGGCCCAACAAGCAGACCCACACCTGATGTAAACATTCCAAACTCTACAATAACTATTACTAAAAAAAGATATAATGATTGGGGTCATTCACTTAGAGATATGGGTATTCGAGTGGCAAAAGGTGAGTACATAGTGCATTTTAACCCAGATAATATTCTTTATGATACTTGTCTGGAAGAGTTGGATAAATTAAGCAAAAGAGAAATTAAACAACAACCAACATCAGAAATTTTAATATTCCCTGTCATAATGAGAGGGATGCAAACAAACGGTTATGTTTTATGGAGAGAAAAATCACAAGCAGACAAGAAGTTTTTGATTTTTACAGGATCACCTGCCATAAAATTTAATATTGATTGTATGCAGTTAGTAATGAAGACTAAAACTTGGCTTGGTTTTGGTGGTTGGTATGATAAATCAGAAAGTTCTGATGGAAATATGTACCAAAAATTTGTTGAAGTTTTTGGTGCTCGATACTGTGATAATATATTAGGGGAGCATAGATGAAAACATTCAAACACTCTGGGGATTTGGGAGATATAGTATATTCTTTATCTGTAATTAAAGTTTTGGGAGGAGGGACACTTTATTTAGATATTGAAGCTGGTAAAGACGATCCTTATTGTCAGCAGCAGTTATCTATATGGGGGGGATCCACAAAATTTAATCGTTCCGGTTTTGATTTTTTATTACCCTTATTAAAAAATCAATCATATATTCACGATGTGAAAATTTACAATGGTGAAAATATTGATTTTAATTTAAACAAAATGAGGTTTACACTCATGAATCAAAACAATCCAAAAAAACAGCATTGTTTACTTAACGCTTATCATGAATCTTTTTCATTACCAGATTACGATGTTAATCAACCTTGGTTAGACTGTGGTGATCCAATTTATTTGGAAAAAAAAATTGCAGTGACTAGAAGTCCAAGATATCAAGGTGCTTATACTTTTTTGGCTGCAAATAGATCTATTATTAGTGAAGACGGTGTTTTCTTAGGTAGCAGAAAAGAGCATGATTTGTTTGAGTGGACTTTCAACACAAAAATAGAATTTTTTGATACTAATTCTGCATTAGATGTTGCAAAAATTATTTCAGGTTGTGAAAAAGTTATTTCTAACAGTACATTTGGGCTTGCGGTAGCAGTTGGGTTACCAAATAAATCAATAATTCAAGAAGTGGACAAAGTAAATAGGTTGACTGATTTCCCTAACAAAAAAAATATGATACTAGTATGATCAATCTTTTAGTCGATGAATGTTATGCATTTGATTATTTAGCAATTTTAGAAGTTAAAAAAAATAAAAATGCCAAAAATTTGCATAATTGGCAGCAATGTAAAAATCACTTAGAGTTACAATTAATAACTTTATTTGATACTATAATAAACTCAGAAGAATATAAAAAGTTATATGAAGCAAATGAAAAAACATTTGATGCCGTAGAAAAAGCAAGATATGATTTAATCTCGGCCAAAGAAGTTGATGATTGTAATGGAAAAAGATTTATTGCTAAGAAAGAGTTGCAAGAAAAATTTTTTCCTGATTCAAGAATAACAGAAAGAAAAACATAACTATGAAAAAAATTATAATTACTGGTATATTGGGGCAAGATGGATCAAATTTAGCTGAGTATTTATTAAATACTCAGGATGATTGCTTCATTTATGGAGTTTACAAAAGAGGATCAAATCCAAACACGGATAATATAAATGAGATCAAAAGTAATAAAAAATTTAATTTAGTAGCTGGAGACATAACTGATCAAACTTCTTTAGATAATATAGTGCAAGATATACGCCCTGATTATTTTATAAATTTTGCTGCTAATAGTTTTGTTGGAACCTCTTGGGGAACCCCAGAACAAGTATTTAATGTAAATACATTGGGTGTTTTAAAATGTTTGGAGGCAATTAGGAAATTTTCACCTAGCTGTAAATTCTACTCAGCCGGATCATCCGAAGAATTTGGTGACACCCTATATTCACCACAAGATGAAAAACATCCATTCATTCCTGTAAGCCCATATGGAGTCTCTAAAACAGCAGCTAGACATTTAGTTGATGTGTATAGAAGATCTTACGGATTATTTGCAATTCATGGTACTTTATTTAATCATGAAGGGCCAAAAAGAGGTATTGAATTTGTTACTAGAAAAATAACTAAAAATATAGCTAAAATATTAGTTGAATTGGAAAGCACTGGAGAAGTCACCCATTCATTTGATTTAGGTAATGTTTACGCTCATAAAGATTGGTCTGACTCAAGAGATATGGTTAGAGGGATTTGGATGATGCTCCAACAAGAATCGCCAAAAGAATTTATTTTAGCAAGTGGAAAAACTAGGACTATAAAAGAATTTGTTCATGCTGCGTTCCAAACAGCATCTATTGACGGAAAGTGGATTGATGATCAAAATCCTTTAAATGAAAAATATGAAATTTATGTTCCAGATGCTTATGTAGCAATAAGAATAAATAAAAATCTTTACAGACCAACAGAAGTAGGCATTCAAAGGGGTGATTACACTGCAATAAAGAACCACTTAGGATGGGAACCACAAATTTCCTTTGAAGATATGGTAAAGGATATGATTGAAAATGATAAAAATACTATTGATTAATCATAAAATAAGTAAACTTTGTGGGATTTATGCTCATGGGGTTAGAATGTTCAATATTTTAAAGAATAGTAAAAAATACAATTTCATATATTGTGAATGTAATTCTTTAGATGATTTGAATGAAAGTATAAAAACTTTCAACCCAAACTGTATAATTTATAATTATACAGAGGGTTTGATGCCTTGGGCAAAAAATATAAAAACGAAATATCCAAATATCCAACATTTAGCATTATGCCATGATGTAGTTCAACAAGAAATTGATCTAGGGTATAAAATAGATGGATTTGATTTTCGAATTGCGTTAGACCCAACTTTGAAAACTAATTCAAAATGGTTTACATCCGTTAGACCTTTATTCGGTTATGCATTAAAAAATTCTTCTAGAAATAAAATTCCAACGATAGGATCTTTTGGTTTTTATTTTCCTCATAAAAATTTTGCACAGCTTATAAATATTGTAAAACAACAATATGAGAAGGCAATAATTAGATTACACATAACAAAAGCTCATTTTTCTAGTGATGGCACTAAAAATGAATTTGATAAATTTAAAATATGGGCAAAAGAAACTCTTGAGAAAACTCAAATTCAGTTGTATATTACATCCGAATATATTTCAGATCAACAACAAATAAATTTTTTGTCTGAAAATGATGTAAACATATTTTTATATTCTCAAAATTTTGGTATGGGTCCATCTTCTGCAATAGACTACGCTGTAGCAGCAGGTAAACCTATTATTATTTCTGAATCGTATCAATTTAACCATGTAAAAACTAAATTACCGTCTATAATAAATACAAATATCCAACATGCAATTGACTCTGGTAATTCTAATGTATTAGAATTACAAAATGAATGGTCAGAGGATAATTTTTTAAAAAACTACGAAGGGATTATTTATGAAGTGCAGAATAGAAAAAAATGACGATTTAATAAAACTATTTTCTTTAGGGAATATTTATGTTTCAGATTTTATACCTATGGAGTCTAATGCTGATGAAGCAGCAAAAACTCCACTGAGTCTTTGTTTATCTACTAAATCAGGATTAGTTCAATTAGAAGATACTGCTGATTTTGATAAAATGTATAAAAGATATTGGTATCATTCTGGAACTAATAAAACAATGACAGATGAACTTCATGGATTAGTAAGAAATATACAAAGTCTTGTAAAATTACAATCTGATGATGTTTGGATTGATATTGGGTGTAACGATGGTACATTATTATCCGCTGTACCAAAATTTATTTTTTCTGTTGGATTTGATCCAGCAGAAAATAATTGCCAAAAAGCATATGATCATGCTAATATTATAATTAACGATTATTTTACTTATAAAGCATATGAAGAAAAAGTAAATAAACAAGCTAAAGTTATAACTTCGATAGCAATGTTTTACGATTTGCCTGATCCAATCAAATTTTGTGAAGATATTTATAAGTCTTTAGATGATAATGGTTTGTGGGTTGTGCAAATGAGTTATCTTCCTTTGATGTTAGATCAATTAGCATTTGATAATATTTGTCATGAACATTTGGAGTATTACTCATTAGAAACCATGAAATATTTATTAGATAAAACTAATTTTAAGATTGTTGATTGTCAATTAAATGATATCAACGGAGGAAGTTTTAGAATTTACATACAAAAAAATATTGCTGATCCTACATTATTTGGTACATCCCCCTATAGAGATGTGTGTAATTTTAGGGTTCAAGCTACATTAAATAATGAAAAATTGTATGACTTAAAAAATCCAGATACTTATTTAAATTGGTACAAAAAATTGCTAAAGTTAAAGGAGCAAACGGTATCCTTTATAAAAACTGAAGTTGCTGCTGGTAAATCAGTTTGGGCATATGGTGCTTCGACAAAAGGAAATACTCTACTTCAATATTTTGGATTAGATCATACTTTAATTAAAGGAATAGCAGAAAGACAACCACAAAAATATGGGCATAAAACTGTAGGAACAAATATTCCTATATACTCTGAAGAGTATGTTAGAGCGCAAAAACCTGATTATATGTTAGTTTTACCTTGGCACTTCATTAATGAATTTTGCCAAAGAGAATCTAATTATCTTTATAATGGTGGGAAATTTATTGTACCATGCCCTAGATTTGAGGTAATAACAAAATGAGATATCCATTAAAATACAATAATTTTAAAATGTCAGTTAATGTGTTTCCTAACGATCCTATAGGCTATGCGGTCATAAATACAGGAACATTTTATGAGGTTGATTTTTTAGAATGGATTCTAAAAAATTACCCAAAACACAAAGTAATATTAGATATTGGAGCAAATGTAGGAAATCATTCAATATTTTTTGCTAATATTTTAGAAAGCTCAAAAGTAATATCATTTGAGCCAGTCCCAGTCAATTTACATTTATTAAAGTCTAATACAGAAGGTATGAATATTCTTGTAAAAGAATATGCTTTAAGTAATGAAGAGGGCACAGCTAAAGTTTATAATACACAAGACTTTAATTTTGGAGGTTTTACTTTAGAGAGCGATAAATTCCCAAATCATAATCCAGTAGATGTGGGAGTGACAGTTAATAAAGTCACTTTAGATTCATTAAATCTTAATGAAGTAACTATGATTAAAATAGATGTTGAGAATCACGAATTAAAGGTCTTAGAGGGTGCAAGGGATACGATATTAAGAAATAAACCTATAATTTTTATTGAAAATTTAAATCATGGTTATCCTTTGGTATGTCCACCTAATAAGTTTAATAAATTTTTTGAATCAATTAATTACGAATTAAAAAATTCTAATATATCAGGAGGATTTATGGACCTTTGGGTCCCTAAGCAATAACATGAACTCTTATAATCAAGCAGGGCAAGAAGTATGGGTTAGAAATATTCTTAAGGATAAAAAGAATGGATTTTTCGTAGATGTTGGTGCTTATGATGGAGTCGAATCCAGTAACACTTATTTCTTAGAAAAAGAACTACTTTGGGATGGTTTATGTATAGAAGCAAATCCTAATTTTTATGCAAACCTAATTAAAAATAGATCTTGTAAAACTACAAATAAAGCGGTAATGCCTTATTCTGGTTTTTGCGTATTTAATGGAATTAATACTTATCCATCTCAAAATGGAAGTGTTTATAATTCTGTTTCTTGCGATTTATTAGATTCTATTTTAACCTTAGCAAAATGTCCTTCTAGTATAGATTATATGTCATTAGACATAGAAGGTCATGAATATAATGTTCTAGCAAGTTTTCCATTTTTAAAATGGGATGTTAATCTATTTACCATAGAACATAATTCATACTTAATAGGTCCGACACAAAAAAACTTGATATATCATTTAATGTCTTCTAATGGATATACTCG